CCAAGAAAGCGATAGATACATTGATACTATCAAGGCTATACAATCCAAATTTAGAAAACGGCCACAGTTTGGCAGCTTGGGGAGAGAGGACAGGCCAAAAGAAAACTGACTATGCTCAAGCCTACGTTGATAAGACAGGGTTACTAGCTAGTTACCGATGGGACAAACCAGACCTTGATCTTCTCTATGAATATTGTAAGGATGATGTTGCTGCTTTAGTTGCTACATACCACATGCTTAATAAGATGCTAGAGAAGGACAAGTTCTCTGAACAAAGCATCAAGCTAGAGCACGATGTTGCCATCATTGTCCAGAAGCAGAAGGAGCATGGCTTCAGGCTAGACATCAAGAAAGCTCAGGGCTTATTGGCAATGCTTCAGGGGAAGATGGTTGACATTGAGAACACCATGCAGCTTGTCTTTCCTCCTTATGTTGAGACAGGTAGAAAGAACAAGAAGACAGGTGCTCCATTAAAAGACATTGTCACTCCCTTCAACCCCGGAAGTAGACAACAAATTGCTGAGCGTCTTGAGAAGCTTGGTGTTAAGTTTACAAAGAAGACAGAGAAGGGCAGTATCATTGTTGATGAGACAGTGCTTGCATCCATTGCTCTACCAGAAGCAAAGCTATTGTCTGAATACCTCATGCTGCAAAAGCGTGTAGCTCAGATTGGTAGTTGGCTTGAGGAGGTGAAGGAGACAGGACGTGTACATGGCAGTGTCATTACCAATGGTGCTGTCACTGGTAGGATGACACACAGCTCTCCCAACATGGCTCAAATTCCTAACAAGGGAAGTCCTTATGGGGAAGACTGTCGTGAACTGTGGATTGTAGATGAGGGTAATGTTCTTGTTGGTGCTGATGCCAGTGGCCTTGAGCTTAGAATGCTGGCACACTACATGAAGGACAGTGCCTATATCAAAACTGTTTGTGAAGGAAGTTCAAAAGATGGCACTGATGTACACACGCAAAACCAAAAGGCAGCGGGTCTATCAACAAGGGATGAAGCGAAAACATTCATCTACGCCTTTCTCTATGGTGCAGGGGCGGAGAAGATTGGTAAGGTGGTCGGTGGTGATGCTCGTACTGGACAGAAGCTCATCGAAAGTTTTCTTTCCAACACTCCCGCACTCAAAAGTTTACGAAATAACGTATCCAAGTATGCAAGCAAGGGTTTTGTACCGGGGCTTGATGGTAGAAAAATATGGGTACGTTCCGAACACTCAGCAGTTAATAGCCTATTGCAAGGGGCTGGCGCAGTTGTAATGAAACAGGCTCTTGTCTTGTTAGATGAAGAGCTTAGGAGGAATAAGATTTGGTATGGCTTTTGTGCAAATGTCCATGATGAATGGCAGATTGAAACAAAAGAAAAAGATGGCGAGCTTGTAGGAAAACTAGCAGTGCAGAGCATAGAAAAAGCAGGAACTTTGTTAGGCTTACGTTGCCCTGTATCTGGTGAGTTTAATATAGGCAAGACATGGCGTGACACACATTGAGAAATGTGTTATAATATTGTTTTTATACAAAGGAAAAAAGATGAACCAAGTAAAAGTAGTGGGTAAATTGTTCTGGGCTAAACACATGGAAGTCCCTAATCGGGAGTTCAATGCAGATAACAATCGCTTTGAGATTTGTATCGGTGGCCTGAGTGATTCCATTGCACAACGCCTTACATCAGAGCTTGGTGTAAAGGTGAAAGAGAAAGCAGATGACAAGTATGGACGTGGTAAATACATCATCGTCAAGAGTAACTATGCCATCAAAGCTATTGATGATAACAACAGCATGGTGTCTCCTGACCTCATTGGTAATGGCACAGTTGCAGAAGCAACCATCAGCTCTTACACACACAAGATGTCAGCTATGCATGGCAATGCTCCTTCGTTGATGCACAGTAAGGACAACGCTGCTCTGCGTATTAAAGAGCTAGCTTCTCCTCCTGTTGTACAAGAAGAAGAAGCAGAAGTAGTCCTGTAATGATTGCTCTTGTAGATGGTGATGTGATGTGCTATCGCATTGCCTTCTCTTGTAAGGATGACTCAGAAAGCCAAGCCATTACAACGATGGCTAACTTTCTTGAGGACATCCTTATGAATCAGCTAGGTCTTGAGAGTTGGGAAGTGTTCCTCACAGGGAAGACAAACTTCAGGAAAGACATAGCGATCACTGCCCCTTATAAAGGGAACAGAACACAAGAGAAGCCAGCGCATTTAGAGATGCTACGTAACTACCTAGTTACCGCATGGGGAGCAACGATGAGCATTGATGAAGAAGCTGATGACCTCATAGCAATACGAGCAACAGAACTTCAGGAAGATTGCATCATTGTCTCAGTAGACAAAGACTTTAATCAGGTGGCAGGATGGCATTACAATTTTGTGAAGCAAGACAAGTACTTTGTTTCCGAAGAACAAGGACTCCGCTTCTTTTACAAGCAGATGTTGATGGGCGACAGAGCAGACAACATTGTGGGTATCAAGGGAGTGGGGGATGTGAAAGCAACAAAGATGCTTGCCAAAGCCAAGACAGAAAGCGAGATGCTTGCCGTTTGCTTGGAGGCTCTGGGCGAAGAACGAGTTAAAGAGAATGGACTTTTATTATGGCTAAGACGATTCCCCGAACAGATGTGGTTCCCTCCAGTTTCTGGCTCGGAGGTTGTGAATGGAACGTAAACTATGTTGATGAACTTCATGACTTCGGCATGTGTGACCCGGGCAAGTATGAAATACTTCTTCGTTCTAACATGAATGAGCAAGCAACAAGAGCTACATTCTTTCATGAGCTTGTACATGCAATAAGATTTACAATGGGAGATACAAGCCATGATGAAAAAGAAGTTGAAGGATTCGGAAACCTCCTCTGTCAGTGGTACAGAACAAAAGTATAATGACAGTGAGTGGACAGCAGCAAGGTTTAGAAGCTTTGTTGTCTCTGCTCTGAGGACAGCAACACGTAGGTGGCCTCCTAAGTTTAAAGCTTTGAAGGCTGCTTACATTGGAAGACAGGTTAACAAGAAGACAAACAAGATGGCAATGCATTACTCTTGTGCTCACTGCTCAAGACACTTCGTTGCCAAGGATGTACAGGTTGACCACATCTTCCCTGTTGTTGACCCAAGGACAGGCTTTGTTGATTGGGAAACATACATCAGTAGATTGTTCTGTGAGAAAGAAAACCTACAGGTGTTATGTAAACCATGTCATTCAGAGAAGACAGCTTCAGAGAAATTACAAAGGAAAGAAAATGGGAAGACCAAAGAAAGTGCTCCCACAAGAGCAAGGCGAACAAGATAAGTGGTACATGTTTCTTGTTAACTACTGGGTTCCTTTTCCTAGTAGTGAATATGGCGGCTTACAATGTGTCATAGCACGTACTGTAGAAGAGGCTAAGCAAGTAATCAAGGAACACGCAGGAGACTTCATGGTGGGCTCCTTCAAAGATGCTGATGAACGTATTCAAATGCGTTTAAACAAAGCAGAAGTATATGAACTTGTTGGTACAGAAATTAAAGTACCATGTATTATAAGGAGTTTTGAAACATGAATATTGAACTGGTAACTCTTCAAGAGAATGAAGATGGCTCAGCAGATTGTTCTTTTGTAACAGACAAGGAAGGCAAAGAAGCTCTTCTTCGTTATGGCCTAATTGCTATTCTTAAAGAAGCAATTGCTCAAGGAAACACCTTGGCAGTACCAGAGGACAAAGCGGATGGGGGTTAGGCTTGTATGGGCAACACCAAATGGTGAAGCCCTCATTGCAGAGATGGCTCGTGTGTCCAATCCAGATAACAAGAACAACACAGCCACTGCTCCTAAGCTTATTAAATATCTAATAGATAATAAGCATTGGAGTCCCTTTGAGATGGTGAATGTTTGTATGGAGATTGTTACAACACGTGACATTGCCAGACAAATGTTAAGACACAGAAGCTTTAGCTTTCAGGAGTTTAGTCAGAGGTATGCCATTGCTACCACGTTTGTTTCCTCAGAGGCTCGGCTTCAAGATGAGAAGAACAGACAGAACAGCATTGAGACAACTGATACAATCACACAGGCTTGGTGGAAAGACATACAAGAACGTATGATTCGTGAGTCTTCTCTTTTGTATAAGCTTGCTTTAGAAAGAGGCATAGCAAAAGAGACAGCACGTAAGGTGTTGCCAGAAGGACTAACAGAGAGTACAATGTATATGAATGGAACTCTTCGTAGCTGGCTTCATTACATTGATATTCGTTGTGACAAAGCAACACAGAAGGAACATCGCCTCATTGCTGAGCAGTGTCGTGATGTTATCAAACAACTATTCCCAAACATTTAAGGACTTATATGGATAGCAATAACACTCGCTTCATGTTTCATGTAGAACAAAAAGGGTATCATGATGGTCTTGAATATCGTGAATATCCAGACATTGTTTTAACACAGTATGCTTCTTTTGATGGTAATGAACGCTGGCCTGATGTGCTTCGTGCCTTTGCTCGTTTCTTAAGCAACGTCTATGGCTATGATGTAGAGGCAGAGTTTAATAAAATTTATGTAGACCCATTGATTGCATGGGAACAAGAGCAAAACAAACCAAAGAAGAAAACTAAGAAAGCAAAAGACTAATGCGCCATTTAGTTATTCCTGATACACAATGCAAGCCCGGGGTTTCTCTTGAACATCTAGCATGGGTAGGCAAGTATGCAGCAGAGAAGAAACCAGATGTTATCATCCACCTTGGCGATCATTGGGATATGCCAAGCCTTTCAATTTATGATGTAGGGAAGAAAAGCTTTGAAGGTAGAACTTATCAAGCGGATATTGAGGCAGGGCACACTGGAATGGAACTTCTTTTGTCTCCGATTAAATCTGAACAAGAGCGTCTTAAAAGAAATAAAGAGAAACAGTGGAACCCACGCCTTGTTTTTCTACTTGGAAACCATGAAGAACGTATTCAAAGAGCTATTGAGAGCGATAGAAAACTGGATGGGCTCGTTGGTTATCATGACCTTAAACTCGCTTCTTATGGTTGGGAGTGTTATGATTTTCTTCAGCCTGTGGTTCTGGACGGCATTGCTTATTGTCATTATTTTACCTCTGGTGTTATGGGAAGGCCTGTTAGCTCGCCTTCGTTGATGCTGGCTAAGAAGCATATGAGCTGTGTCATGGGGCACGTACAGGACAGGGGCATTGCCTATGCTCGTAGGGCTGATGGTAAGCGTATGACTGGCTTGTTTGCTGGCATCTGTTACCAACATGACGAGGGCTACTTAACACCACAAACCAATGGCTCTTGGGCTGGTGTGTGGATGTTCAATGAGGTGGTTGAAGGAAGCTTCGATGAGCTGCCTGTAAGTCTTAACTACTTACGTGAGACTTACTCATGAGTCTCACTCTGTATGACATTGCAGACTTGCTAAGACGTGAAGATTGTGTTACAATATTAGAACTGTTGGACATAAGCAGTGATGACCTTGTTGATAGGTTTATGGATGTGATAGAAGATAAAGCTGATAAGATAGAAAAGGAACTTGAATGAGTAATTACATGGGAAGTTATGAGCAATACATTGCCAAGAGTCGGTATGCTCGTTACTTGGATGATGACCAACGGCGAGAGAATTGGGATGAGACAGTAGAGCGTTACTTAAACTTCATGTCTGCTCACCTAGAGAAAGAACATAACTTTAAGATGAGTAGCACTCTGTATGCTGAGCTGTATGATGCCATCTATAACATGGAAGTTATGCCTTCTATGCGTAGTGTGATGACTGCTGGTAAGGCATTAGATCGGGACAACACTGCTGGCTACAACTGTTCCTACCTACCTGTTGATGATGTTAAAAGCTTTGATGAAGCTATGTACATCTTGTTGTGTGGTACAGGTGTTGGCTTCTCTGTTGAACGTCAGTTCATTCAGAAGCTGCCTGACATCCCAGAGCAACTGTTCAACAGTGATACCACCATCGTAGTGGCAGATAGCAAAGAGGGATGGGCTAAAGCTTTACGTCAGTGTATTGCCCTGCTCTACTCAGGTGAAGTTCCTAAGTTTGATGTGTCTAAGGTCAGACCCGCTGGTGCTCGTCTGAAGGTGTTTGGTGGACGTGCTAGTGGCCCTGAGCCTTTGAAGGAACTCTTTGCCTTCGTTAGTAACGTCTTTAAGAATGCTGCTGGACGTAAGCTCAACAGCCTTGAATGCCATGACATCATGTGTAAGATTGGTGAGGTTGTAGTTGTTGGTGGTGTTCGCCGTAGTGCTATGATTAGTTTGTCTAACCTGTCTGATGACCGTATGCGACATGCTAAGAGTGGTGCATGGTGGGAGAAGAATGGACAACGTGCATTGGCTAACAACAGTGCTTGCTATACAGAGCGTCCTGACATGGGTATCTTCATGCAAGAATGGAACAGCCTGTATGAGAGCAAGAGTGGTGAACGTGGCATCTTTAATCGTGAAGCAGCTAAAAACATTGTAAAGAAAAATGGCAGACGCAATCCTGATTTTGACTTTGGAACTAATCCATGTTCTGAGATTATTCTTCGACCATATCAGTTCTGCAACCTTTCCGAAATCGTTGTACGAGCTGATGATACAATTGATAGCTTGAAACGTAAGGCACGTTTAGCCACAATCTTAGGTACTTTCCAGAGCACATTGACCCACTTCCCATACCTGCGTAAGGTGTGGCAAAAGAACACAGAGGAAGAGCGTCTGTTGGGTGTATCAATGACAGGCATCATGGACAACCCACGGCTTAACAATCCCAATGACATGGGTGTTGGTGTACTTCTGGAGCAAATTAAGAATGTCTGTATTGCAACAAACCAACTCTTGGCGGAACAGCTTGGCATTCCTCAGTCGGCTGCTATCACTTGTGTTAAACCTTCTGGTACTGTTAGTCAGCTTACCGATAGTGCTTCTGGTATCCACGCTCGTCATGCTGCTTACTATTATCGTCGTGTACGTGGGGACATTAAAGACCCTCTTACGCAACACCTAATTGCAGCAGGGGTTCAAGCAGAGCCTTGTGTCATGAAGCCTGACCAGACTATGGTGTTCACCTTCCCCAAGAAAGCACCAGAAGGAGCCTTGTTGCGTGAAGAGCTGACAGCTATTGAGCACCTTCGTTTGTGGTTGGTCTTCCAGCGTCACTGGTGTGAGCACAAACCCTCTGTCACCATCTCTGTTAAGGAGAATGAGTGGATGGAAGTTGGAGCTTTTGTATGGGAACACTTCGATGAGATGAGTGGTGTGTCGTTCTTGCCCTATGATGGTGGCTCGTATCGACAAGCCCCCTATGAGGATTGCACTAAAGAGCAATACGAAGCTTTGATGGCTATCACCCCACAAGAGATTGATTGGGACAGCTTAATTGAAGTGGAAGATAATGTTGAAGGTACACAGATGCTTGCATGTGTGGCCGGTGTTTGTGAAATCTAAGGAGAAGTTATGATTATGTTGAAGTTTCGTCAGGGTATTGGTCTGGACATTGAGTATAATGAGGACATCTGCCACATTGTAACTAATGGAGAAGATGAGAATGTAGTAGCTTTTTGTGGGGTGTTGATTAAGCTACCATTTACCACTATCTATATTGGTGACTTCTTTGATCTAGAAGACACTGAGACAGTGAAGTAACAAAAAAGGGAGACTTAAGAGTCTCCCTTTCTTTTTGGTAACTAGGAAGTTACTTTAATGGCACTCGTCCTTGCAAGCCCTTGCTTATTAGATATTCATTATAGAAGTCAGTTGCAAACTTAGGGTCTGTCTTATAAAGCTCACCTGCTAGCTGTCTTGCAGCAGCACTTCGGCTCTTCTCAAGAACGTTCTTAACATATTGTTCTTGTTGTAAAGGATCATACTTCTTCCATTGAGGGCTGTTCATACCCTTCTCTAAGCCAGCAGAGAAGTAACCACCAGCAAGTTGTCCATAGCGTGAGAGCTGCTCTGAGGAAAGAGACACCCTACCTACCTTCTTACCTATGCCTTTGATGTCTACATCCACCTCATTCAAACGCTTCTGAAGTTCTGTAGGTGTAAACACTTTAACACCAGCAAGCACCTCACTAATGCTTGTCTGAATAGGTTGTCCCATGTTGTCATAACGCACAGGGAGGTTGTCACGTAGGCCGGGGATGCGTCCCATCAGCTTGTCAGTGAAGCCCACCACTTGTCGCTCATAGGGGTCAAAGCCTCGTGCAACAGCAGCCACACCAGCAGGGATGGCAGTGGTTGAATAACTTTCTATGAAAGCATCTCCATATCGCTCTGGGTTTAACACAGCAGATATGGCTTTGGCAATGCCTTCAACAAAAGACTTATTCAATATGTTATCAGCTACGCTTTGTGCTGTTTCTTTAGCAAAGTGTCCAACAATCTTATCTGCTGTTTCTTTATTCCACTTTGGGTCTGCTCTATAATCGTTATATGTTTGATGCATATCAGCAACCAAACCAAACATAGTGGCTAATGGCTCAATACGAGCATAGCTATACCAAGAGTCTCCAATCTTTACAGAGAACTTAGGCAAGTCTCCTTTAGGACTAGAACCTGTTACGGCTCCTTGTTCAACCAATGCATTAACATACAGGGTTGCAGCCATACCTAACATTTGTTTGGCAATGAGGCGCTCTCTCTGTACAGGCTGAGCCAATGCCCAATCAAACTTACCTGTGCCCTTACCAATCAATGGATCAATAATTTCCTTACGTGCCAAGGCTCCAATGCCGGGCATATATGCTGCACCTTCTTTAAGAATGTTGTATGGTGTTTTAACAAAGGGAATAATCAAAGCGCCAGCAAGGGGATTCTCAGCTCTAAGTTGCTGCACTGTTCTAGCAAGGCCACCAAGGTTTTCTTGGAACACTTTCTCTTTGGCAAAGTTGGCAATGTCTGTTGTTCCCTTAACACCAAATGTCTCACGCATCAACTCATTCCAGTTGTCTGGATTCATTCGGTTCTCTGTTGCCTTTGCATATGCTTCTTCTTTAGACACACCAAACTTCTCAGCTAAGAGGTCAGCATCTCTATAAGCTTTAGCATTGAACTCCATTCTACGCAGAGTGGCTTTCCAGAATTCATCAATAGCTACACCAGCCTTAGAGCCAAAGCGTAACACCTTGCCTACAGTTCCGGGAATGGCTTGTGTTGCTTGGTCATACAACACTTCTTTGAGAGCCTCAGCCTTGATGTCATCAAAGCCATATTTAACTTGAGCATCTCTAAACTCTTTAGAGGTCATACCAAAGGAAGCAGCATCAACCTTTAAGTCAAGAGGCTTCCCTGTAACCCAACCAGCTTTAGCAAAGTCCATGCCTTCACTGAAGCCTTGAAGGATACCTTTAAACATAACAAGACCTTCACCACTCTTGCGTTGGTCAGCCTTGTTTGCTGTTACCTTACTGACAATGGCTTCCATTTCCCTTAACAAAGGACTGAGAAGCACCTGACCAGCACCAGACATGGCGTTGGTTGATATGTTTGTAGGGGCTGTTAAGTAGCCATTGATAACATACTCAGCAGCCATTGCTCGTATCTTCTTGAAGCTTGCTCCTTCTTTGATGATGCGTCCTGTCATCTCACTCTTCAAAGCATTAGCTTCTGCTTGTGTTAGTTGTCCACTCTTTACAATGTCATCAACAAGCTTATGCATGTCAGCCATCTCAAGGATGTTCAACGTGCATTTAGGATCAAATTTACCAGCCATAGTTTTCCTTATTGACAATCAACACCGGGTTGAAACAGTCCTTTAACTTCTTTGCCAGCTTCAAACTGTGACTTAGCCAGTTTGAAAGCATTGAGGGTGTCAGAAGCTTTTGTTCGTTGTCCTTGATAGATGCCAAGGATGCCAATGGGGAGTTGGCTTCTGTATGTCAGGTTGTTCAGAGCACTCTCTGTCAGTTCACCAGCCTCACGTAAGCGATTAATCTCAGCGAGGTTATTGGACAGGGTGGCTCGTGCCTCTTCATAGACAGGACGGAAGGCTTCAACCTCAGCCCTATTCCAGCTCTTGTCGATGTTAGGGAATGTACCATCATCATTCTGTTTGAACACCCAATCTTCTATTGAGCCTTCTTCTCGTTCCATCCTAGCAGCAGCCTTCTCACCAGCCTTCATTGTTCCTTCAAGGCTACCACCAAACTCTCCACGTCCACGAAGCTGTCTTCCCTTAGCACCAAGGACACCTACAGCTTTAGAGAATAAATCATTCCATTGCTCATTAGCTGATATGGGTTCTACGTTAGCCCCACGTGTTTGACCACCAGTGAGCAACTTCTCTGCATTGGTCTGGAAGGGAACACTCTCAGCATACAAAAGCTCTCTTGGAGTGGCAGCAGCACCTCCACTCTGGAAGCCTCTAGGAGCAGCCACAGGTGCTTGCATAGGGGTAGGCATAGGAGCTCCCTGAACAGGGGCTTCCTGAACCATTCTGGGGGCTTCTGGAGGCATTGGCTCTGCCCTGCCTGTACGTTCCATTGTCTGCTGAACACGAGCATCACGAGCAGCCACTTGTTCTGGCAGCACCCCTTGTCGTGTCTCCACTTGTATGGGAAACTCTCTAGCAGGAGGAGCAACCATTCCCTTAAGGCGTTCCACCTCAGCCTTCTTTGTCTCAATTTGTCTTAACAAATATTCCTGAGCTGTCCCTTGTTTGGCAGCTTCAACTATTTGTTGTTTGATAACAGGAACTTCTTCTGGGGCTGCACTCTTAAACAAAGCAGCCACTTGCTTAGCAGGGGCTTCTGGTGTAGGAGCAACAAGGCCAAACCTAGCAGGAAGGTCTTGTCCTTCTGGAGCTTTGAACAGAGCAGCTATTTGTTTCTCTGTTGGCACTTTGGTTGGTTCTTTTAAACCAAGCAAGTCACCAACATCCTTCTCTGGCTGTTGTCGTTGCACATTAGCAAGGTCTGTTTCAAACTTAGCAATCTCAGCTTCTGTCTTAGCAATACGATCTTCAACAAGCTTAACTTGTACAGGGTCAAGAGGCTCACGTACAACAGGAGCTTGTGTTCCTTGAGCTTCTGCTCTACGTAAGTAGGCAGGGATGTCATAGTTCACAGCCTGTGCTTCGGCTGCTTGTCTGCTTGGTGGGTTATCAACTGTCTTAGCCACATCATCAATGGCAGCTTTGGTTGTATCTGCATCTGCTGCTTTGATGGCTCGTTTCTCAAGGAAGTTAATAACTCCCTCACTTGCTTTACCAAGGCCAGCACCAAAGACAGTGCCCACAGCAGTGCCAGCTACAGTGTTAAACAAACGACTTTCTTCTGGTGTGAGGACAGGCTCTAATGCACCACTTAAGCCACCCTGCACAGCTCCTTGTTTAGCCATAGTGCCAACAAGGGTTGCAGCCTTCAAGCCTTTAAGGGCAAAGGCAGGAGCTGTAATGGGGTCTGCTATAGCGCCAGCTAGTTCACCAACTGTGCCAGCAATAGGAGAAGTAGAAGAAGCAATCTGAGCTGCTGTACGTTCAGCTAAGGCTCTCTCTTTATTAAGGCCACCAGCAAGGTCTACAATGCCCTTAATGCTGCTACCACCAGCTTGTATGAAACGCTTCATGGCTCCAGAGAAAGCTGTCTCTCCCATTAAGGTAGAAATAATCTGCTCATCAGTAATCCCTGCTTGTCGAGCAGCTTGATAATCATAATTATTTCTATCAGCTAGAGTTGGAACAATGTCTGCTGGGGTTAAGCCAGCAGCAAGTGCATCTTCTAGTGCAAAGTATTCTGCCATTTAGTTGCCCATTGGGTTTGAATAAGCTGCTGGTTCTGTGCTTCTAAAGAAAGACTTTGGATCAGGTTTATTCTTAGGGGCAGCAGCAGGAGCAGCAGGAGCTGCCATAGGAGCAGCAGGAGCTACACCAATGTTTTGCTCTTTGGCTGCTTGATTAATGCTTTCATAGATGTTACCATCCTTGCCACGAACCTTTCCTGTCTTAGGATTGATAGCACCAACATAAAGCTTAACAGGAGGAGCTCCCGGAAACTCAGCATCCACTTGTATAGAAGCTGGCTGAGAGAAGTTTTCTTGCAAAGCTTTCTCACGAGCAAGAGCATTTGAAGCAGCCCCTTGTGCTTCCATTGCTTTCCAATGGGCAAGCTGTGCTGCTTGGTGTTCTTGTTTCATAGTGAACTCAGCTTGTGCCTTGTTCATCTTAATTGTAATGTCAGTGATTTTGCCTTTAGCAATGTTTCTGTCTGACTCTGATGTGGCTGGATTTGCAATGAGCTCTTGCAGGAATGTAATGTTTCCTGAATCACCACGTAAGTCTTGCTCCATCTTTTGCATTTCAAGAGCACTCTTTTTCAAAGCATCTGGGTAGAGCTTTGTCTCTTGTTCAAACTTCTGTTTTGCTCTAGCAGCATCTTCAGCAGCACGTCCTTCAGCAGTGTCAAGACGTAAATCAGCTTTCTTATTACGTTCTTCTTGGCTTGCTGCAAATGTCATCACTTGCTCATCACGTTTAGCAGCACGAGCCTTTTCTGTTGCAGCCATAGCATCTTGTGTTAGTCCACGAGCAGCCAAGCCCTTAGCAAGGTTGGTATACATATCAGCATCTGAACCACCCATGCTGCTAGCTTCTGCCATTGCTTCGTTCACTCCTTGGATACGAACCTCATCTGCTGTACGTCCACCAAGCAAGCGACCAGCACCGTAGCCCAAGCTAGCACCACCATCACGACCCATAGCTACCACCTGCTGCAACAAACCAAGCTGGTTCATTTGAGCAGGGCTAGACATCAAGCCTTCATAGTATTGCTGACCAGCTTGTTGTGCTGTAGGAAGATTAAACAAACTACCAACTGTATCTGCTGCCATCATTAACCTCCAAAGGAATAGTTGCCACCCATAGTTGGCTGTGTGTTTCCTGACCAATAACTTGAGCTAGGAGCAGAAGCAGGAGCTTGTGTAAACATGCCACTAAATGGGTTACGCATTTGACTGAAGTCCATACCACCAATAGCCCTGCCCACCCCTTGTACGGCTCCTGCTGTTGCAAGGCCACCAGCAAGGTTATAGTTAGCAGCCCCTGTGCTACCCTCAAGCATTGCTCTAGAGCCAGCCATGCCTCCTTGAAGCAGAGCATTAGCCTGTTGTCCTTGGGAGATTGAAGCCTTGTTACCAATGTCAGCACCCATTGTCAGGGGTGTCATACCAAGCTGCTCAACACCAGCTCCAGAGGTAAACAAACCAGTGCCACGAGCAATGAGTTTGTCAATGAGGTTCTGTCCATATGTGGTGCTCTCGTTTGCAATTTGTGCATTGGACAACTCACGTGCTCTCATACGTGCAAAGTCATCTGGGTTCAACATACCAGAGACATCTCCTGCACCACCATAGCCAGCAGAAACACCAAGGCCAACACGTCCTGTACGCAAGCTGTTCTCACGTGCAGCAATGTCTTCCTGTAAACGCTGAGGGGCAAGCAAGCCCATCTGCTGTTGGTAATACTGCTGAGCTTGCTCTTGAGGAGTACCAATGTTTGCCATTGTCTGCTCAGCTTGTCCATAGAGGGTGTCTCTAAAACCTGCTAAACGTGGATCAATGTTATAACCAGCAGTGCCCTTCTCTGTATCAAAGAAGCCCTGACCAAAACCAGAGGTAATGCTATATGGTTTAAATTTAGCAGCATCAGCAGCAATACGAGCTGCTTCTAAGTTAGCTGCATTAGCTTCTCGTCCTGCCTGTAGCTGAGCATTAGCAGCATTTTTAGCAGACTTACTAGCCATTGAAGAACTAAGCAAGCCAGCGCCAGCAACAATAAGTGGAATCATCTTATTTCCCCTGTTGTAAAGATATACAGATTACTCTGTTCATTTTGTTATACTCTTCTTTGCTCATCTTATCGGCAAAGAAAACCTTATAGCCTTCTTCTACATTACAAACAAGAGGTCTTGTCTCATATATAGAACATTTATTATCGTTTGTTAAATACATACAGTTTACTTTCTTACAACATAAGCCACATTGTTCACATTCAAAAGCCATTAAGCTGTGCGCTTCCACATATACACCGTGATGTATGGCTGATAGTTGGTATTTGTACCACTAGAGCCAGTTGAAGCAGTAGTACCACTAACAGAGTGATTATGGTTTCCAGCAGACAACGCAACGTGATTACCATTCATTGTCAAAACAGAACCGCCACTGTCTGTACGAGTGCCGCCACTAGAGGTAGGGCCATCATCAGCAGAAGAAGCTGCAAACTGAAGACTATGTTGGTGAGTACCCGCATCCCCTGTAGTAGTTGAGAATGTGTGCGTATGGCTAACTACAGCATTATCTGCACTTCCTCCAGTTTCTTCTGCTGTATCAAACAGCGCATTACTGGAGTTGAAACCAACCATGACACGACCAGCACCAAATGCTGCCCATGTACCAAAGCCTAGCAATGTAGCTGGATTTGTACCATTAGAAGCATTGATATAAGTAGAACCAACAGGATAAAGAGCACTGATGGCTGCTTGAACAAAAGCTGTTGTAGCTATCTGTGTTGTGTTTACACCAGAAGCAGCCGTAGGTGTTGTAGGAACACCACTGAACTCAGGGCTTGCAAGGTTTGCTTTAGTTGCAATGGCTACAGAGATGGCATCAAACTCATCATCAAGCTCTGTTCCCTTAATGCGTTTTAAGGGATCACCAGTTGAGAGGCTATCCTTTGTATCGTAAGCTGTTAATTTTGTGTAATTAGACATGTTAGTAAATCTTCCCTTGCTTAATAAATATATCCATCTTCTGTACACTCAGAGGAGAACCAGACACCTCAGCCTCAAAGCCCATTTGAACAATCTTTCCTTGACCACCAACAGAAACATTAACATCATCAATAACAATACCAGAAGAATATTCTGCTATGTTATATTCCCCTATGTTATATTCTGCATAGTCTCCTGAGTCCATAATAACAGGATAGCTGCTGTATTGATTTGAATAATCAAAGCCAAGCTTAGCAACAAAGCGTTGACCGCCACCACCAATCAATACAAAGCCAAGCTTCTTAGCAATCTTATTAATTGTAGGTTGTCCAAAGTCAAAGTAGTTGGTATAATATGTAAAGATGTATTTAACACCATTGTCTTGGTATCCAGAGTATTCACCAATACCTGCTGGCTTCCCTATGTACAGAGAGCCATCCCTGTTAGCAGAGAAAGCATAAGCACTAAAGCCACTCCACGAAGTGACACGAGAAGCACCATCTGGAAGAGCTTGCTTTAAATCAAAACAATAAACAATAGGAGAAGCTGTTGTTGGAAAGCTTAACA